AACAGGACAAGAATTTATTTCACATTATAGATTATATTGATGCTGATGGAAATTCAATACAAACATTTCAAATACCAAAATCGAAACATAAAACATTTGAAGATGCTGTAAATTATGTATCGACAAAGAAACAAAAGAATACGAATGCTGTACCTCAAATGCCATTCAAAAAGACTGACCAATGGATAAACTTAGCAATGCGTAGAATGATTCGTTATGCTTCTGAAAATGGATTTGATAAAATTGCATGGACAAATGGAACTATGCAAGCAGAAAGATATGATTTGAGTAAGCAACTTGATGAGGTTATTTGGAATGAGGAATCAGAAGTTATAGAGGGTGTTAAAAATAATTTACAAGTTGTTAGGCATACAGATGTAACAAAAGATAACCTTTCTGATTATATTGGTAAAGATGCTGCTGCTAAATTAATTGAAGAATCTCCAGATGTAGATACTGGATGGAGATCAATAAAAGGACTTGATTTAAAAGTAGGTGGAGAAGGAATGAAAGCCTTTTACGATCAGATTATTCCTAAACTTGCTAATAAAATAGGTAAGAAGTTTGGTAGTAAGGTGGAAGATGTAGGAATCAAAATCAATGATAAGGATGTCTATTCAATAACAAATAACACAACAGGTAACAGCGTTGGCGGTGGATATACAAAAAGTGAAGCAGAAAATTGGATAAAGAATAAATCAGATGGGGATTATTCTATTAAATTAGAAACAATATCAGAAGTAAAAGTTAATTCCCTCCCCATCACTCAAAAGATGTACGAAACTGCAATAGGTGAAGGGTTCCCATTATTCAAAAAACCTTCTGACTTTAAAACCCTACCTGAATACTTTACATACAAAAGAGGACAGGCAAAACAAAACATTGAAACTATCAAACAAGTTGGTGTTGATATGTCTAAAAAGCTTGGTGTAAAAGTTAATGTAGTTGAATATCACAATGATTTACCACAAAAGATAAAGAGAGAATTCTCAAAAAGAGGATTGACTAAAACGTATGGTGTTTATGATCCTGCAAGTGGAGAAGTTTATTTAGTAGCGTTTAATCTTGATGGAGATGTGAAACTAGCAACTGAAACAGCTTTACATGAAGTAATCGGACATAAAGGACTTTGGAATCTATTAGGAACTAAAGCAAATCCTATCCTTGATTTAGTATGGAATGGAATGAGTAAAGAGAATCAGAAAGCTTATTTCGATCGGTTTACTGTTCTAAATGAAGACAAAACTGTTAATGTTCAAAAAACTGAACGACTTGCTTCTGAGGAATACTTTGCCGAACAAGCTGAAAATGATAAGCAGCCTAATTTCATTCAGAAAGCTATTGCAAAACTTCGTGAACTTATTCGTAAACTATTCCCTAATTTAAGGTATAATAATGCTGATGTACTTGACTTATTAAAGAGAAGTCGTGAAGGGTTGAAGAAAGAAGCGAAATTAAGAGACTCTAGTCTTATATTTCCTAGTAAGCCCTCTGTGCCTAAAAGCACTCCATATAGCAACTCCAGTAACGCCAAGCTCTTTACCGATTTGCTTAAAAGTCCATCCTTTATCTCTAAGGGATTTAGCGGTGTCGAAACTCCAAGTCAAGGGGAAGTGTTCCATAATATGATTTCTCTTGGACAAAACAATCAGATTCTCAGTTCGATTATCGATAACATTCCCGTTGATGTGGTGAACATCCTCAGTAGAATGAATCTTACGCCCGAGATGCTTTTCCATAACAAATCTGTGCTCGAGAACCTGTTTACCTTCAATCCAGATAAGCCTATACCCTCCACTATTAATCGTGTAAGACTTTCTCTTATTGATGCTATAACAAGCGTGGGTGCAAAAATTCCTAACCTTAATATTATCCTTTCTGATACTAAAGACTATTCCACATCCACTACAAATATGACTGACGAACTTACTTCTATTTCCCATGATGTAAATATACAAAAAAATAATGAAATAAAACCAACAGGAAACATAGGAACTTTCAGCCCTGAATCAGATGACATTCTATCTGAACCAATTAAAAATTATCCTACCTTTGAAAAGGATGAAACAGACAAAGCATTTGGATCAGTCAAAGAAAAGCAAGAAGCAGTTACCAAAACCTCTGAAATGGTCAAGGAGGCTGTGTATGGTGGATGGGCAGGAACCAAACTATCCGAAAAGATCAAAGAAAGAACAGTATTAAAAGATTTTGAAGAGTCTGGAGAAATTGATTATGTTGGAAGAAAAATAACTTCACCACAAGATGTAGCCGATTTATATGCTATTCATCGCTCACCTTTCATTGAAAAAGCACACGTTGTATTTCTTAAAAATGATGTAATTATAGGTAATTCGGTTGTAACAGTTAATAGATCGGATGCTGCTGCATTTCTAACGCCTAATGAAATAGCTCTTTTATATCAAACTTATGGAGCTGATGGTATGTATTATGTACATAATCACCCATCGGGCAATTACATCCCTTCTACACAAGATGTATTTCTTACCATAAAGCATGATGAGATATTAAAACCACTTGGAATTAATTTAAAAGGGCATGTTGTTATTGACCATACAAAGTATAGTTTTATCCCTATACCTAAAGATGGGTTTAAAGGAGATTTACTAAATGATAATCTAAAAGAATACATAAAAACAGATGTTGAATCATTTGATTATTCAGAAAAGCAACCAAGATTATTCACCGAAAGAGAAAGTATTGGAAGCGGAAGTGATGCTCCTGCAAATATGGCTAAAATAGGATTCTCACTATTAAATGAAAAAGGCTATAAAGGTGCAGTAATTTACTTGGCACCAAATCTTGACATAAACGCTTATGATGTATTTCCTGAAAAGGCAACAACATCAGATATTAATAGAATTTCTAAAGAAGGATTAAAAAACAATCTAGGAAGTAGGATTATAATTATTCACGATGGTAGCTTTGTCTTTGTTGATGAGAAAATGAGCGAACAAACTCTTGATATTCTTAATACAAGTACTAATGATAGTGATTATTTCCAAACCAGTAAAGAGAAAAAATTAAAACAAAGCGATATTATCACTCTTTGGGAAGATGCACTAGAATACGGAAAAGCCGAAGATAAACCTACTCGCATTGACAAGAAAGAAGCAGAATACAAAGTCAAAATGGCTGAATACAAACGTGTAATGAGTTCTTATACTAACCATGCACTCCTTAAAAAGAAAATTAAGGATATGAAGGTTGGTTATCGTCTTGGTAAACTTGACATGAAAGAGCAAACTAAAGCTGTTCAGAATGATATTATAAAGTATGCCAAGAAATATATGCCATTAGCAGAAGCAGGAAAACGTGATGTTGGAAAACTTCTTACCATGGTAAAAAATACTACCGATCCTGCAAAGCTTGATGAAATCTTTGATAAGATTGATGGAATGACTGCTGGTATTAATAAAAGAAAAGGCATTAAAAGTATTGATGAAATTCTAAAAGCTGCCGAAGTTAAAAAAGTCTCGGGCAAAATTCAAGGTAAACTAAGCCCTGATGTTCAGTCTATGATTGAAAGAATAAGAGAAATCAGAGGGTTAAAGAATACTGATAAGTATATTGATGAAGTTGATTTGAATGATGTTGAATCTATGGCTTTAATCTCAGTATTCGGAAACCTTAAAGATAAATCTAAAGCTGAAATTGATAAAGCTCATGCTATTTTAAACGAACTTGTTACCACTGGTAAGATTTGGTTTAAAGAGGAAATGGAAAGACGTAAGCTAAAACATGGACAAGTAAGAGAGATTACTGAGGATAAAATCACAGGAGGAAAAGGTATTACTCCTGCACAGGATTTAAAACAAGAAGGTAAAGACAAGATTAAAAAATGGTACAACAATAAATTCTTCAATAAAAATCAAAGCTTTGAATGGTTAATGGATATTATTTCCAATGATAAAACTGAAAAAACTGGACAAGGGTATATGCAAGATCACTTTGGGGACTTACTTAATGAGGCAACCAATAAAGAAACCAAAGGACATAGGGAATATATTGAATTACTAAATGATAAAGCAGGTGAAATATTTGGTGCAGAGAAGTCAAAACTTGCTACTAAATTAACTGATAATGCTAGAGTAGTTGAAAAGTCTGGTGTTACATACATTAAAAAGGGTAAAAGAGTTGAACTTCCACTATCTCAAAATGAAGCCTATAAGAAATGGATGGAATTACAAGATCCACGACTAGAAGCTACCTTTCAAGAAATGGGATGGGACGAAACAACCGTTAATCAATTAAACAACTTCATTAAACCTGATGTTAAAAAATGGGCTGAATGGCAATTAAATGAGTTTTATCCTGAATATTATAAAACTATCAATGCTGTTTATCGAAAGAATTACTTTGTTGATCTTCCATTTAATGAGTTTTATTCTCCAATTAAAAGAGAAGTTGCAGATGTAAAAGATACAGATGATCCGCTATTAAAAAATACTCGGACTCTTTCAGGTGTTGGAAATGCAAGTTTGAAATCAAGAGTTTCAAATAATATACCATTGAAATATACCGATGGAGATAATGTACTTGCTAATCATCTAGCAGAAATGGAACATTTTAAGGCATGGGTAGAACCTATGAGAGAATTACGTTCAGTATTTGGCTCACGTACCATACAACACGCTTTAAAATTTGAACATGGTGCAGGAATACAAAACGTAATAAATGCTCAGATAGATGACTTCGCAAGGGGTGGAATTGACAGGGCTTTAGTTATTTCGTTTATTGATAAAGTAAGAAGAAATTTTGTAACTGCTGAACTTGGTCTTAATTATGGGTTACTTCCGAAACAGCTTGTATCATCCTTTACTTATATGGCTGATATTCCTGTTGCGGATTATATGAAAGGAATGGCTTCGTTTGCTGCTAATCCAATGAAGATTATTAACATTCTCAAAGAATCAGAACTTATTAAGAATCGTTACAAGTCAGGATGGACACATGAAGTTGAATCTGCCATGAAATCACTTACACCCGAAGCATTGGCAGGTGCTAAAACTAAGTTTCAACAACTTCGTAATATCTTAATGCTTCCTACAAAATTAGGAGACAGGTTCGCAATATTCGCAGGTTATCCAGTTTATGAGTATTACTACAATAAAAAAAGAGCTGATGGTGCTCCAATAGAAACAGCCAAGAAGTATGCAATGAATAAGTTTGAAAGAGTTGCTTCACGATCTCAGCAATCTGCAAAGCTTAAAGATACTTCACAAATGCAAAAAGGTTCATTAGGTAAGCTGTTTACTATGTTCCATAACTCACAGCAACAATATTTCAGGTATGAATTAGCTGCTATTAGAAATATATCAAAAGGTAGAGGTAATATGCTTCATAACTTAAAAATATTGGGAGTTACACACGTATTATTACCTGTTTTATTTCAATTAGTATCAAATGCTTTTACTGATGATGATGAAGATAAAGAAAGGAATAGACTTTGGAGAGCTGCAATACTTGGCTCCTGGAATGGCTTATTAATCGCAGGTGATATTTTAGAATACAGTTTAGAAAAGGCATTTGGTGAAAGATGGTCTTATATGCCAAGTCCAGTTGAAGGTTCTGTTGAAAATTTAGGTAATGGTATTTATGGAATTGCTAAAAGTTTTGATGATATAGATTCAGACATATTCGCAGAAGCAATAGACAATATGGATATTGGAACCATGACAGAAGAAGTATTCAATGAGAAATTCGTTAAAGGTGCTGATAAATTTGCTCATGGTGTAAGCCAGACTGTTTTAGGTGTTCCTTATCGTCCTGCAAAGAAAATCTATAAGAATGTTTCAGAGGCTATTAATCCTGATCTAAAACTAGAAAAGAATTACAAAAGAGCTATTGAAGATGATTTAGACTTAATCAAATCATATAAAGAAGCAAGGAAGGACAGAGATATTGAAGAAGCTAAATCAATAAGGAATAATCCTTTATTTAAAATTGCTAGGAGAATTGATACTAAAAACAAACTTATCAAGAAATGGAAGTCTGAAATAAAGGCTGACAGGGAAAAAGCTGATACAGAGAAAAAGATGAAATTCTTAGAAAGAAAAATCAAAATGAGAGAGAATTTAATGAAAGAAGTAATCGAACTAAAATCTAAATAAGATGGCAACTGACTACACCAAGCTAAATATGGAAACACTTAACTCTAATAGAGAGGGTTTTGTGTTAGACAACCAAGATATGAATAATGCGTTTGCGTATGATGAGAATAATATACTTTTATTGCAGACTGCTCAAAGATATTGGAGTGCCTTAGATGATTTTAGGACTAGAAGGAAAAGAGCCAAAGATTATTATCGTGGTAATCAATGGGGAGATACTATTTTTAATCCTGAAACTGGAACATATATGACTGAGGAAACATATATTAAGCTTCAAGGTAAAGTTCCTCTAAAGCAAAACCAAATAAGAACGCTTGTTAAAAATCTAATTGGCCAATATAGAGTTGATACTACAAAACCTGCTGTAATTGCACGTAAAAGAGTTGATGCGGTTATTAGTGAAATGCTTACTAATACACTTCAATACGGATTAAACATAAACGAAGCAAGGGAAAAAGATGCAAGAGCATTAGAAGAATTCTTATTATCCGGTTCTGTTGTTCAGAAAACAGGCTATAAGTTTATTCCAAAATTGCAATCAGAAGAAGTTAAGCTTAGCAATGTTTCAATTCCTCATATGTTTTTTACTTCTGATGTTAAGGATGTAGAAGATGATATTAAGTTTATCGGGCAATTCCATGATATGTATGTGAAAGATATTATTGCTGTATTTGCTGAAAGCTCTGAGAAGAGAGCAGAAGAAATTAAGAATATTTATGGTTATGTACTTGATCGGGATATTGTAGGTGGAACATCTGGCCCAGCACTTGGCAGTTACTTTACTGATAATTTAGACTTTTATACTTCTATTGAATCTGATAAAGGTCGTGTATTCGAAATATGGTATGAAAAATCTGAATGGAGATTGAAATGCCATGATATGCAAAAAGGAGAAATGTTTGTTACCCCATTGAAAAATAAAAAGCATATTGATGCTGAGAATAAAATGCGTAAACAAATGGCTAAAGAACAATATGCTATTGCCTATCCTGAACTAAGCGAAGAAGAATTAATTGAATACACTAATAAAATGGTTCCGCTTATAGAATACAAGAAAAGCTATGAAAAGTTTTGGTATTGTAAGTTTATCTCAGCATTCGGACATTTGTTATGGGAAATGGAAACTCCATACGAACATAAGTCTCATCCTTACTCAGTTTTACTTTATCCACTTGTTGATGGTGAAGTATGGGGATTCGTTGAAGATATTATCGATCAACAAAGGTATATCAATAGACTGGTAACACTTTTAGACTCTATAATAGGTTCTAGTGCCAAAGGGGTGCTCATGGTTCCTGAAGAGGCTATCCCAAAAGATATGAATGTTGATGATTATGCTAAAGGATGGTCCTCTTTTAATGGTGTTCTAAAGTATAAAAGTAAAGGTGGTATTGCAGCTCCTAAGCAAATCTCTGCAAACTCTACTAATGTTGGTATTAATGAACTTCTTAATCTTCAAAATAAATACTTATCCGAAGTATCAGGAGTTAGTGGTTCATCACAAGGACAAGATGGAAAGAATAAACCTGCTTCATTATATGCTCAGGAATCTCAAAACTCTTCTCTTAATTCGAAAGATTATTTTGATTCTTATAATTCTTATAAAGCTCGTAGGAATTGGAAAATGCTTAAAGTTCAAATTCAGTATTATCCAGAAGAAAGACAGCTTGCTCTTAATGGTTCAAACTTAAATGATGAAGCTTTGACTTATCAACGTGATAAAGTTAAAGACATTCAATTTGAAATGACTATGGGTAGGGCTCCAGATTCTCCTATTTATAGAGCAGTTATTGAAGATAATCTAAAAGAATTTTTAGGTGCTCAATTAATTACTTTCGAAACTTATCTAAGGAATACATCACTTCCTTTTGCTGATAATCTTTTACTCGAAGTTCAAAGAGATAAAGAACAAGCTCAACAAGGTGGTGGAATGGGTACAGGTGCAATGGAAGCAGTAGGAAATCAATTAAGGGAACAAGGTGCTGTTGCTGAAAATGCTAATCCGCAAGCTGTGCAAATGTTAGAACAATATAATGGTGGGCGTTAAAATGTAGCTCTGGAAAGGGTTATGTTTTGGTGTTGAATGCAAAAGGAGAGGGTTTTATACCTCTCCTTTTTGTTTTATTCTACAATTCCCCAATCATTCGCAAGAATATCGTCTATACTAAATCCTGCTGGGCCACATAATCTATTATTTTTTATATGTTCAATATAAAAGTTTGATGGATCATTTTTTTCTTTGGTGGTTTTTGTTCTATTATACTGAGATGCCCATCCTATTTGCATTATGCAAATAGTCTCTCCATCATCCCAATCTTCTCTTTTAGCATATAGTTGTTTATTATTAAACAAACTATTACATACGTCAGTTATGTTCATAAATTGATTTTTAGTTTAATTAATAATTAATTTTTAGTATAATGATTTGCAAGTTCATACCTATAACGATTTGTTTCTTCAAATGATCTTGCTCTAAAAAACTTTAATGAAATTTCCATATAACTATCCATCCAATTTTTACCAGCTATTATATCACACGCTTCCTGAATAGCAGAATCAATATCATCCTGACTTATTACTTCAAAGTACTTTTTAATTCTTTCTTTCATCACATTGTCTTAAAAAATATCCTAGTGGGAATTTCCCATTGTATTTTTGTTGTAATTTTTCTATTTCTTCATTTTTACGAACTCCATCTAATAGCGTATCTAATGGAAACTTAACAGGGTTTCTTGATTCATGCCAAGCTAATGCACTTTTAATCATCAGGTCTTTAAATTCCTTATTCAATTTTCTAAGTAATAACTTACTTCTTACTGCTGTTGATTTGAATTTCGTGTGCTTTCTCATTTCTTATCCCCTTTCATATAAGATTTAAGTACATAATTAAGCTTCTTATTATCCCTCTTTAACACCTCAACTTCTCCACGTAATACTTTTATCTTTGCTCTTGCAGTATCACGCTCTTTAGATAGGCATAGTAAAGCATAAGGAGTATTTAAACTAGCTGTAACAATAAGAGTTTTCTGTCCTTTATCTTCTCCTATTTCATTAGCTATTCTAAGATAACCTCTATCGATAAGGCTTTTAGCAAGATTATCTTTTGCATCTACACCACGTACTAATTTGTAATTCCTAAATTCCTCTTCATTATTCAGGATATGTTCAGGGATAAAAAAGGTACAGGTTTGAGTAACTTTAATGTATCTAAATAGGATTCTTAACCTATCAAAAAAACCTAATTTTTCTTCTTTGCTTTCCATTGCTTTTATAATTTTTAAGGTTGTAAAATTCAGGTCGTGCTATAAACATAGCAGCCTCACTTAATTCCATGAATGATATATTTTTAGCTACCACTCCTGCTCTTTGATATGGCTTTAAATCAGCCTTGCGAATGATTGTAAAGGTAAAATTACCTTTCTGTATCATATAGAACTTTGCATTCCATTGAATACATTTACGGATTGTTTCTCTTTTCTTAATCTTTACTACATAATCAAGTATCTGATCAATTATCCATTGGCGTATGGTGTCGTAAAATGATTTGAATGATTGGGTTACTAGGTTCATATAAATAAATGTTTATTATTTTCTGTAAAATTACGAATGTAATCATAAACTTCTTGGCCGCATAGAACCTCTACACTGTTAAGGAAGTTTGCAAAGTCTTCATCTCCTAAATTTTTATGCGTTGACTTTATGAAATGTATTCCACATACTACTTGTCTTAGCTTACTATCTTTAGGAGCTTCAAATATCTTTTTAGACCATTCCTCAAACATCTTTAATGATGCTGGTGGTGTAATATAATCTACTGTTTCACTTGAGTTTTCAATAAACTTCTTTACTCCTATTCCTGAGTTTTCTTTCATTTCTTATCTCTTTGAAATGTTGAACTATTATTAATATAATAAGTGTCGTTTTCATATAAAACATAAATGCCAAAATTACCAATGACAGCTCCTAAAAAAGAAATCATACTCGCTTCATGGTCATGCTCAAACTCTTCACCGACTTTGTGCATTGATATTTTTCTTTCTTCATATTCTGTAAATTCGGAAATGGAAATCGATTGAACGATTAAAGATATCGAATCACCCCTACCTGTTGTTAAAACAGAAACTATTCCTGATCCTTTAGGTAATTTTACTAACTGCTCTGCTTCTAATTTTAATTCAAAACTTAACATTGTTTGTTTGTAACTCATTTTCTTCTCCAATCTTTTATAGTAAAATAAATGCCTATATTTTTACTGAACTTAATTTCATTAATAATTTTATTTTTGTACTTTAGTTCATATTTACTCCTGTACTTTCTCATGTACTTTCTAAGCTTTGCCTTTTTACAAAATTTATGAGAACAAGACTTCACTACAAACTTACCTGTTTTCTCGCACATTATCTGATAACTAATTATCTCAAACTTTAGTCCTTTTGCCATATTTTAAAATGTTGCACCTCCAATAATTTCTTTAGTTACCTGCTTTCTATCTTTAGGATCTATCCAAGGAATTAAATAAGGTGGGTCCATATAAGATGAAGCTAACCAAAATCCGCCAGAAGTTACAATAACTAAATCATCATGTTTACCATCAATATTCCCTAGCCTACCATTAGGCTTAGTCTCAAACCACTTTAATTCATTAATAGTATTGAAATCTCTTTCATAATAAAGTTCTTCCCTGAGTCCTGCTTTTAGAGTATCACAAATTAATGTTTTACCTGGGCGGTTCATATGATAACCATATTTAGGCTCCCAATCTTTTAAAGTACTATCAAATTTATTTCTTATAAATAGGTTAGGATAATGCTTTGCTATTTCATCAAGGATAGTATAATAGTGATCTCCTTCGGTATTTTGTTGAGTATCTAAAGAGTTAGATTCAACAGCAAATAAAGCCTGATCATAAGCGTAACAAATCTTTGCAGCATCCCAAGCGAACAAATCCTGATCTTGGTTTCCATGCCACAAAGCAACTACCATCGGCACACCCCCCCAAAGCATCCACTTTCTATCAAATATCTTTAAAGCTGACTTATCTGCACCTTCCGAAGCACCTCCAATATCTGCAAATCCACAATATCTATTTGCTATTGTATATTTCTTCCCATCCATTTCAAAGATTTCTTCGGGCATATCCCATATCTTTAAAAATCCATCATTTGCTTTATGGAATTTAATATCTTCAAATGCTTCCTCACCTTTTACTGATTTAGAAGTTACATTACAGATTAATTCAGGCTCCCTGATATGTTTATCCATATTCTTAATGTATGGCATGGGAAAAAACTTCTGGCCTGAACTTTGAAAAGCTTCTTCCGGAGTACTTGGAAATTCAGAGAACATTCTCCATTCATCCTTAAAACTACGTCTTTTTATTCTATACCAATGTATTCCTTCAAGTGTTGCTCCTAAATCCCATAGACTTTCTTCATAAGGACTTAAAGACTCAATGAATTCTTTGTATTTTTCAATTCTCTTTTGATACTTTTCAATATCGAACCATGATACAAATACAAAAACATAATTTGATTTTCCTTCAATAGCCCTTAAACATTCAACGTGAAAGTAATTTCCTTCACCTTTTGCAGTACTTTCCTTTGCTATTATAGAATAAGGAATTTCTGGTATTGTACCTTCAAGTGATTGAACTAAATCTTCTGGAGACTTCTGCAAAGTCTTTTTCCATAACCCAATTTCGCTGAGATGAGCTGCCCGAACATCACCTGATCTTAAAGTATCAGGCTTTTCGGCTGAACCAATAGAAATAACGCAATCACGATCAACATAGTATTTATTTTTAGACTGCCCTTCAAAATTAGTTAGTTTTATTGGAGCAATATTTTTTGGATAATGCTTAACAAGTCTTGTGTACATGGAGCGTATATTAGCTGCCTGACTTTCAACTTCAGTACAAATAATAGAATTCCATCCTAGTCTATGAATAAATTGAATCCATGAAATATAAATTTGAATTAATGTAGATCCTCCAAGCTGTCTTGCCTTTAATAGTATTAATCTTATTGGAACATTGTCAACTCTCATTTTTTCCAATACCTTCAAAATCTTTCTTTGTGGCTGATTTAAAGTAAAAGGAATAACCGAAAGTAAATCTTCTGCTGAACCATCTTCTTTCTTAGGCTTAATCTTTATTGTATTAAAAGCCCAGTATTCAAAATCATATAAGAATCGTTCATTAATAAACAACTCCCTTACAACACTAATATTCACTCCAAGGTTAGATGCAAGTTTTCCGAAACTATTACATTCAAGAAGTTTTTTAGTAATCTCACTATTATTAACCATTTCAATAGGAAGATAAACGGGTCCTAAATCTGAAAAGGAAACTTTCTCTCTCTTAATAGGTGAACCCAATCCTGTTACTGGATTGTAAGGGCTGTTTAAAATAGCAACCCTCTTTTTGTTTTCTTCTATTATGGTTTTGTAGTCTTGCATTTATTTATCAAAAAATAGATTCTTAATTCTTATCCATAATATCTGACGAGCTACTTTACGCTTTATCTTTTTAGGGACTAGCTTTGCTCTATCTTTAATACTGTACCTAGATTTATACTTGGTTTCCATATCTATTTATATTGTCCACTAATAATTTGAATAATAGTATTTAGCTTATACATTTCCTTTTCAGGGAGTCTATCAACAATCTCTCTTACTTTAAAAGATG